TGGATACTAACTCCAGCACCATACCTTAAAGCCTTACTAGCAAATAAGAACGACCCTTCCAATCCGTCTTTATGCTCATCCATTGTGTCCTGACACACGAAAACCGTGCATGACACTGGATAACGTCTTGTAGGGTTCTCAAGCCAACTCTCTACCCTACCAGTCATGGCTATTGAAGGGTTAAGTGGAGCTTCTTTAAGTTTCATAGGTCTGAAAATGATGGAGGTTGATAATTTTTACCCTTTTGAACCTTACCGTCTACGTATTCAAAAGGTATTTTTGTCTGGTTAGAAGCGTACACTCTTCCAAATGCTTCATCAGCATCTATGCCTAGAAGGTGTAATAAACCATAGCTTACCCAGATAAGATCTACGGCTTCTTTGATGATTTCGTCTCTCCTACCGTTAGCGTAGGCTTGGACTAATTCGTTGTACTCTTCATCAATAAAACTGCATTGAAGATCCAACACATCAGTTGAATGGTGAGTTATAGAATCAAGACCATTTAGTTGGCCTGCTTCACTCATCCAGTGCTTGACTTTTTGGGCGTTGGTGCTCTTCATCATCTGAGTTTTCGATAAGGGAATTATATAAAGATAAGTCATGCGGCTTCATTTTTCTCTCTTCTCTCTGGATTAGACGATCAAGATACCATTTAGCTTTCTTAAGATCCTCTAGTCCATTCTTATTTTCGTAACGAGTAACATATTTTATTACGTTACCCTCAAGAAAATCGAAGGCATGGCTATCTATGTAGTCGATACATTCAACTACTCCGTCTTCTCCGTATCCGTAGTAGCTAGGGTTAGTGGTGTCCATAGTTGAACTTCATCAAAGGTGTACTCCGTATTACGAAGAATACGAGCAAGCCTAGCTTGGTTCAGGGCTTGCACCTTACTTAAACCTTTCTTCTTATACTGTTCAACTACCACTCTCCATGCGGAGGCTTCTGTGAATCCTTCCAAGGGTATGAGTTTTTCTGCCGTTTTCGGCCCAATAGAAGGGCAGCCACTATAACCGTCAACGGTATCCCCGATAAGACACTGACGGTAAAAAAAGGCATCGGCTTCTGTTTGGGTAATTTCGTAAAGGTTTCCCTCGTTGTCTAGGTGGGTACCTGCGATCTGTTTTAAATCCTTATCACCAGACCAGATAACTGGGTGTTTATAAGTCCCTCTAGTACCCAGAATACCAAGAACATCATCTGCTTCAAGATTCTTCCAGCACTCAGATGGGTGGTTTTTCTCAGCCCATTCTCTAGCTGCTTTAAATCCTACAGGTTTTACTCGATGATTTGTAGCTCTTCTATTAGCTTTATAAGTTTCATCTACAGTTTTACGAAAGTTTTCCCCATGAGTCCAGCAAAGTACATATTCATCAGCATTAGCTTGTTGTCTTTTAATGTTTAATAAAGCTTCAAATTCAAAACGTACAGCAGCTAATGGTAAGTGAGTAGTAATTATATCTGGACCCCATTCAATCTCAACTTCTGAAGTTAATACTGTCTTATATAGAAGCATATCTGCATCTATTAAAAGCGTATTAGATGTCGCAGACCCCATTAATTTCATTCTCAGGTTCTTGAATATTATCTACTCTTTTAAGATATTCAACTGCCTTTGTGACACCTTCTAAATTGTCACCTAATTTGCCTATACCTGTATTGCAGTTAGTACATAACCATCCTCTGTGTTCTTTAGTTTCATGGTCATGATCCCAATTCAACACTGAAGTACTATCACCACAGCATTCACAAGGAGTACCTGGAGCTGGAGCATCTTGTCCTTTACGCATTTTGTAATAAAGACTTTGGTTTAAACAAGCACATTCTTTACATTCAGGTCTAAACCAAGTTCCATTCTTATGAAACTCAACTATAGGTTTTTCCTTCTTACATACCTTGCAAGTCTTAGTGACATTCGGCCCAATTGTTCCCAATTTTATATTCCGACTCAACTGCAATACGCATTCTAAGCCTTTCACCAGCTTTTTCTGATGCTTTCTTGGCAATTTCGGCAAGTTGCTGTGCAAATTCAGCTCTAACTGCAAATTGGATTTCGTCATGGATGTGAGCTAGAAAGGACCAATCAGTGCCATATACAAGACCTGCTTGAGTTATATCCTCATAGCAAATGTTGTACCAGACTTTAGATATTATTGCTCCACAAGATTGAAGCAAAAAGTTTAAAGAACTATGTGGTGATCTTACTTTTATAGGTCGTCCATCTATAGCCTTTAGTACTCCCTCTTTCTCAGCTTTAGATGTTACTCTTTTAGTAAGCTCTGCTAATGCTGGCATATTTTTATAGTACGTTTGCTTTAATTTCTTACCATTCATTCCAGTAATTTTAGAAAGTTTCTCTGCACCCACTCCATAAATTAGTGCATAGAAAAATGTTTTTGCTGAGTCTCTGGTTGGCAAACCTGCAGCCACTTGATTAGCGGTGTGTATGTCGCCCTCAATGACCTCGAAACCGAACTTCCCGTCATCGAAGGGCCACAAGTAATGTGCCAAACATCTAGCCTCAATTCCCGAAAGGTCCACGCCAACTTGTTTGGTGGCAGATTCAATTGTGTTCTTATTTACTGTCCCAGTGGGACTGGACAAAACGTTAGGTCCAAACAATAACCGACACTGTTCCCCAAGTACTGACCTAACTGCTGGTACCTGAGCAGTGTTGGGATTGACGTGTGACGCTCTCTGAGTAGCACATCCGACTGTAATAACACTTCCGTGAATACAGCCATCAGGCTGGACCAGACGCAGCCAAGCATTGTTTCCAGTACTTAGCTGGCCTAATCGTTTTTGAAGCGTTAAAGACTCAACGAAGTCTTCTGCTCCAGAAATCTCCTTAAGAACTGTTTCATCGATCTTTGGTTTCCCTGAATCGGTGAAAATTTCTGCACACCACTGCAAATGATTCTTAAGTACCCAAGCTATGTGATCCCTTGAATTGGGGTTCAAAGGTATCAAGCGGCACATAGTTGCATTAGCTACATACCCTCTTGATTTGTCATTACGCTTAGGAGTAAAGATTCCTCCGTCAACGAAAGGGAACCGTTGTCTCAATCTTTCGTCAAGAGTATTCAGTTTTTCAACAATCTTACCTTCAAGTTCTAATGCACCCTTCTCATCAAACTTGAAACCAGATTGCTCCTGTTTCGAGATTAGAGTGGCAAACTCCATCTCAAGATTGACTGCTAAGGGATACAGATCAACCTTCGGCTGCAGCCTGTTCCATAACTTAGCAGTTACGTCAACATCACAGACACATCTTTCTGCTAAATCATCAGATAACCTACTAAAATCCTCTAGATCAGCGTGTTTCTTGTGAAGACCTAAGCGATACCCATAAGCCTCAAGCTTGTGTCTTCCATAAAGATTTATAGGCATCCCATCCCATTGCCTCTTGTAATCAATATCCAAAATGTCTGGATAGAACATCCTAGACAAAATTAAAGTATCCAACGCAAAACCCCTTGGTGAAAACGCAGGAAATAAATGTTTAATACATACCAAATCGTATTGAATAATATTATGACCTATAAGAACATCCGCATTTTCTAAGATAGGTAACCATTCTTTTGGGTTGGTGTATAAAGAAGTCTCATCACCACTGTTAATAGCACAGCACCAAATATCAGTTACATCATTTATCTTTAAAGCGTTTGTTTCGATGTCGAATACTACTGTCGATGTGTATTTTAAGCTTGTTTTTTCGACAGTATTTGATAAGTTCTTCAAGGGTTTGGTAGTTGAAAGAGTGGACGAAGTCATTGACTTTGAAAAAAGATTGAAGGGATCGTTTAGATTGTTCAGTCGTTGCTAACGCTGAAAGTTTTACATCATTAGTTCGAGTAATGAATACGTCAAAAGTCGGGTGTAGCATAACCATTTGAGTCTTCCTCTGGTACTTCCAGCATCCTGCCTGTGGTCTCATCGTACTTGACTTGACCGCATACCCCTAGCCAACCACTGAATCTGTTTTTTAACACCCTGACTTTACATCCACTATCGGCTGCCTGTTGGTCTCTTTCTAAAGAAAGGCAAATATCACTAAGTTGTGGAATACTTTGGCTACCCCTAAAGCTGCTTAGTCTTGTCTGTTCTCCATCCTCATATCCTTTATTACCTTGTGGTCTTCTTAAGTGACTGACCAGTATCATGCCACAACCAGTCTCCTCTACAAAAGATCTAAGCTGAGTTACTGTGTAGTCAATCGCTCTGCGTTCGTCACTGCCTTGGTCCATACCTGAGACGAGTATCGATAGGTGATCGAAAATAACCCAATCACAATTGAGGCTGATAACGCAGTGCCTAATACGATTAAGTAACACGGTAGGATCAATAGAGCCAAAAGAGTCGTACAAGTAGACTCTATTGTTCCCAAGGGTTTGGTCGAACGCTGTTGAGATTTCTTCATCGGTAAGTTCTCCTTTATCAATGTGGATAGGACGGTTGAGGTGGATGCCTACAAAACGTCTTGCAGTTCTAAGATTATTCTCTTCTAAATTAATAGAAGCAATTGTTTGATTCTGCTTGACGGCAAGATTGTAAGCAATTTCATTTACAAAAGTTGACTTGCCTGTGCCAGTTCCACCTGTGATAGTACAAAGCTCCCCCTTACGTAGCCCCAGGAGCCGCTTGTCTAGGCACTCATAGCCATAACTAACACTGTCTACCTTTGGATCTTCAAGT